CTTGCCTTTAATGATAAGTGAAAGTTTATCTTATTCATTAAGCGTAAAATCTTATCCAATAAAAACCTTAAATTACAGTACAATTATATCGCCTACTACCAACAGTTCACAATTAATCAAAAATATATGGGTTAATGTAATAGATACTTTAGACGATAATGTTGTAGAGATAACCATACCAGAGTTAGACTATACGTGTACATTATTGGTTCAGGACGAATGCAGATACACTCCAATTGATATAGCCTTTCAAAATAAAGAGGGTGCGTTGCAATTGCTTACATTTTTCAAGGCAAGAACCGATTCTACAAATGTAACAAGTGAGGAATTTGAAAATGACAGAGGACAACCAAATGTAAGATTTCATCAATATGTAACGTATAATGTTCAGGGTAAATCTAAGTTTAAAATTAATAGTGGATTTGTAAATGAATCGGTAAATGATTCTTATAAACAATTGCTTTTGTCAGAGCGAGTGTGGCAAGTTACCGATGGAACCGCTTATATTCCTTTGAAATTAGGAACTAAATCTTTGGAATATAAAACACGACAAAAAGACCGTTTAATAAATTATGAAATGGAGTTTGAATATGCGTTTAACGATGTTAACAATATATAAATGGTTGTAAAATTATACATAGGTAACGAGGACTTAGATAGGTTCAAAGATGAAAGCATAGAGATTAATAGTTCTATTGCTAATATTAACGATATCACAAAAAATACTACCGACTACTCTCGTTCATTTACCGTTCCTGCTACTAACAAAAACAATCGCATTTTCAAACATTACTATGATGCTAATATAGATAATTCATTTGACGCAAGAGTTAAACAGGATGGGCGTATAGAGTTAGATGGAATACCTTTTAAGTACGGTAAATTTAGGTTAGATAAAGTTAGTGTTAAGCAAGGACGACCTTATGCCTATACGCTTACTTTTTGGGGTAACTTAGTTTCGTTAAAAGATACCTTGAAAAATGATGAGTTAAGTTCTTTAGACTTTTCAGAATTTCAGCACACTTTCAATCCTGCAAATGTAAAGACAGGTTTGACTTCAAGTTTATTTTCTGGTAATTTAATTTATCCGTTATTCGTTAAAAAGCAATTATATTACGATTCCTCGCAAGAGGGAACAAATACGGATAAGTTAGCTAATATTTCTTATTTGCCTTTAAGTGCAAACACGGGTTTAACTTGGAATGAGTTACGACCAGCGTTAAGAGTATTAAATATTATTGAAGCCATAGAAACAAAATACGGTGTTACTTTTTCACGTGACTTTTTTGGGCGTACTGATTTTACAGAGTTGTTTATTTGGTTAAACAATGATTCTAACTTGATCAATACCCAAAATAACAAAGTTAGAATGGACTTCACTAATACAGGCGATATTGACGGTAGAGGTGGTGTAGTTGATATTATAGAAGATACTTTTGTGGCAGGTGGTAAAAGAATATATTCTCTTATCGATATAGTGCCAGCTTCAGGATATGAAAATGTAAAGTACAATATTGAGCATACAATCGATGGAAATTTGGCAGGTGGTTTTAGTCAAAGTACGGGGACTGATGTATTTTATTTTGATATCGAACGAAATACAGGACAAAAACATTCGTGGTATATATCAGCAAATCAGGAGTTTAAATTCACAAGTAAATTAACGATTGAGTTTAGATATGAGAGTTATAGAATGTCAGCTACATTTCCACAGCAAACAATTACAGGACAACTACAAGTAATTAATAACTTACCTAAGATAAAAATAATTGACTTCTTAAATGGCTTATTTAAGATGTTTAAATTGGTGGTAATTGCTGATGAATACGATAATATCTATGTTGACACTTTGAAAAGTTTTTATTCTAAAGGTTCAATTTGGAATGTTTCTAAATACATAAACGATAATTCAATAGATATCGAAAGGGGTTCGCTATTAAATGAAATTAAATTTAAGTTTCAAGAGCCTATCACTATTTTAAACAAACAATTTAAAGTAAATACTGGTTTGTCTTATGGTGACGAGGAAACAATATTAACGGATGATGGCACGGCAACAGGTAAGCCTTTAGATGGCGAAAGTTTATCGTATGAATTACCTTTTGAACAAATTGTTTATGAGCGTTTAATTGACTTAAAAGATAATATCAATACCAATATAATGTACGGTGGAATATTTGATGAAACAATTGCGCCCGTAAATCCAAAAGTACATTTATTTTATAACGTTTTAACAGCAGTCGGGACTAAAACTTTAGGATTTATAAATGATATAGGTGGCAAAGAGTTAATAAACGGAAGCGTTAACATAGCAAGTCATTCAATTGACTTTATTAATCCACAATATAACTTAGTTTTTGGTATAGAAAATAATGAATGGAACGGTGTAGCGTCTGAAAATACCTTGTATAAAAACTACCATAAAGACTATGTTGATTCTGTGTTTAATATTAAGCGTAGAAACTTTAAATACAAAGCGATTTTACCGTTAAGGATATTAACGCAATTAAAATTGAATGATGTTTTACAAATTAAACACGATTATTATAGGATTGATAACTACAATATTAATCTTTTAAGCGGTGAAGTATCACTTAATTTAATTAACTCTTTTGACAATACAATTAACGGATTTAATGCTGATGTCAATGTATTGTATGCTGATTATAGAGCGCAAACACAAACCGTTACAATAACAAATCTTGCAGGATATAGTTATATAATAGAGTCAGGAACATGGCTTTCTTTAACAAGCTCAGGCGATAATGTTTACTTTGCATTTGAAGAAAATAATACAGGTGCAACACGTTCGACAAATGTTTCAATTACGAACACAACGACGTTGCAAGTGATAGACATATTTTGCCAACAAGCACCTCGAATAGTAACAGCAGACAATAATATAATAACAGCAGATAACAACATAACAACAGCAGACAATGGCTAAACAAACAATAGGAATAGGAACAACGGCAGGCGATGGGACAGGTGATGTTTTAAGAGTCGCATTTGATAAGTGTAATGATAACTTTGACGAGCTTTATAGTGCTACTGGATTTCAAAGTATTTCGGACACGACAAATACACAAACACTTACTGCTTTGACTGATAATTTAGTTTCATTCTCGGCAACTCCCGAAGAAAATGGAGGTTTAACCCTGATGGATTCAAATGCTAAGATAACACCTGTGGCACTTAACGACATTATAGGAGTTGATTTTTCATTTACGGGTGTAGTTCCAGTAGGTACAAACTTATCTTTATCCGTTTTTCTAAAAGTTGGGGGTGTTAATTATAGGTCAGTTAGTCAGCCAATTGTTAAAGGAGCTGGTTTAGATGATTACTTTTCTGCAAGTTGGATATTACCAGTAGGGGCTTCATTTCTTAGTAACGGAGGTTTACTATATGTTAACCCTATTGTTGGAATGACAATCAAAAATAGATATCTATGTGTAACGAGAATAGGAAAAGGAAAATGATAGCTGAGATAATAACATTACTACAATCTAATCCGTTTTATGGAGCTGGTAAATATACAGAGATAGCGAAAGGAAAAAATAGTTTGGATAATACATTTAAAAAAATAAAACGCATATGGCTATCGAGAAACAAATAAACATCGTTGTTAAGGAAACTGGAATCGATAAGGTTAATAAACAAGTTGACGAGCTAAATAGTTCGCTTAATAAAGTTTCTAAAACAAACGATGGCGTTGCTAAATCTATGGGTGACAGTTCAAATGCTGTCTTAGAGAATGGCGGTGCAATGGGATTGCTTAACGATGCAACAGGCGGACTTGCTATGACTGTAAAGGATGCGGTTGAGGCGTCTGTTTTGTTTACCAAAAGTCAAAAGTTAGCATCAATCCAGCAAGCAATTTATAGTACCGTTGTAGGAACTTCGACAGGCGCAATGAAGTTGTTTAGAATCGCTTTAGTTGCAACAGGGATAGGTGCTTTAGTTGTTGGTTTAGGTTTGCTAATTGCAAACTTTGATAAAGTTAAACAAGCAGTTTTAAATGTTGTTCCGGGACTTGCAAAGGTTGGGGATTTCGTAGAAAATTTAGTAAATGGTTTTACAGATTTTATAGGGGTTACAAGTGAAGCAGAAAGAGCCTTAGCAAGTTTAACAGAGCAAGCAGATAAATCTTTAGCTATGAATAAAAAGTTCATGGCAGAGGAGGGTGACTTAGTTAATAAATATACAAAGGCTAAGATAGATGCAAAAAACGCATATAATGAAGCTATAAAAGAGGAGGGAGCAAATCAAAAGAAACTTGCTGAACGTTTGAATCGTGAATTATTGGCTATTGACAAAATGCACAATGATGATTTAGCAAAAGCCAAAAAAGAAGCACAAGATAAAGAAGATGAAGCAAATAAAACAAGAACTGAAAAACAAAAAGCAGACAGATTAAAAGCACAAGAGGATGCAAAAAAAGCGCAAGAAGACGAAGATAAACGAAAAGAAGAAAAGATTAAATCTGATGCTGAAAAAGCTATTGCTTTAGACGAGGAAATAAAACAGGCTCAGTTAGATGTTGAGGAATTTAGACAAAATAATATAGACAAAGAGACAGAGCAAGAAGCTACTGCAATGAATAATCGTATTGCAAGAAAAGAATACGAATATGATGAAGCAAAAAAAATAGCTGAAGACCAATTAGCTTTAGACAAACAAATACAAGAAACACGATAT